TTACTACTGGTGTAAGAGGACAGATTCTATCTCAAGGATACAATGGGTTTCCTCGTGGCATCGATGATACATCAGCACGTTTAAATGATCGTGAAGAGAAGTATAAATATGTAGTTCATGCTGAAATGAATTGTATCTATAACGCTACACTCAACGGAGTAAGTTTGAATGGAGCTACTCTTTACGTTTATGGCTTACCTGTTTGTTCGGAGTGTGCTAAAGGGGTTATTCAAGTTGGTATTAAAAGAGTAGTCATATATACTCCAGAGATAACAAAAGCTGATATCCCTGAAAAGTGGAAAGTATCTGGCGAACAATCTTATAGCATGTTTAAAGAAGCGGGTGTGAGTGTAAATTGGTATGATAAAGTCTGGCTTATATGATTGAACCTACTCGATATTACGATGAATATGTGAGATACTATAAGCTTGCATTAGATCAACAGATCAAGTGTAATGTAGCAGACGATGAACCATATGGCATGATGGCTCATGAAGAATCTGATATGGGTGATGAACTACTTCATCATGTGCACCTATATGATGTAGTTGAACGTAAGTATGCTGGTTTCTCTCAGATCGTCAATGATTGCTTTTACGGATGGACAGATCAACATCCATATTGGCGTAAGATGCAAGCTGGCGTTCATACTCGACAACGAGATATGGTAGCTAAATCATGGACCGGCAAACACTCTGATTTCAAATTACCAGAATGGTTGTATATCTTTATTCTTCATAGAGTAACTGGTAGTGCTATCAACTACTCGACTAAACCATCTGGATATTATAATACGTTACTATTGCATCTCTATCAGTGTAAGACTATTGAAGAGATGACTAAACTCGTCAATCATTATCCACAACCATTTTACACTTCAATTGGCTATCAGTTTCCTAGCTTTCCTAAACCACCAGCTGGATCTGGATATAAGCGTAGTGGAGACTATTATCTAACTGAGTTTGCTCCTCGTCTTGCTCGTGAGATGGCTGAATGGTTAGAATCAAGTGGATCGAAGAAAGATCTTCGTGAACTCGGTGAATTCATGTTGAATTGGAACAAGCAGAACGGCATGAATGCGTATAGGTTTCAATACGCTGCAGTCGTCGCAGATGTCGCTGATTGGTATCCTCAGTATGTCAACAAAGAAAGCATGTTCTATTACGGCACTAATGCCGTAGAGTGTATCTCTTATCTCGCAAAGCCAGTAAAGAAGATGCAACAAGAACAGTTCTTAGACGCAGTCATGTCAAAGATCTATGAAGATACTGGATCATTGCCATATAATGCTGAAGACGTATGCTGTGATTTTATTCGATGGGTAGAAAACTATGTTCGTCCTGGTGCCGCATATGATCATTTAGATTTTGATGCAGTATGGTCTAGCTGTAAGATCAAAGATCATCCGTATGGTCGTCAGAAAGCTATGTTAGATCTAGGTATCGTTAAGACGTTTAATGGTATGAAGTCTCATCCTTCTGATGACGCTATTCTTAAACAAGCAGGATTGACCGTAGATCAGTACAAGCAAATGGTTGCTGCTCTATGAATAATCTTGAAGCACTACTCACAGATACATCAAAGGATATAGTATATAAGGCACTTGTAAATGTAGATCTTGACCATAAGAGTAAACCAATTCATAGCTGGATGAGAGATTGGACTCTCGAAGAAAGAGTTGAAAAGTTCTTTGAGTTTTGCAGAGCATATGATGAACGAGAAGATTCTATGCTTAAGCAAAACTATCAACAGTTATCTCATCGTTTACACTGGCATGAATGTCCATTTGTAGATGAGATGAAGGTCATCGACGATCCATTGAGAATCATGACTGCATGCCTATTGTTCTCATTTAGTAATGAACACTGGCAAACATACATCACATGGAGAGATGGTGGTGCAGCTGCGATGCTTACTCGATTTGAGGATCATCGTCATTCACGTTCAGACCTATTTCAGATCTATTATCCTAAAGATACAAAGGTACATAACTGGTTAGCAACCGTTCCAGAAAGAGCTGCTGAACCCCTGTCTAAATTGTTAGGAGCAAAAGACAGACCGTATTCTATGATGGAGTTTACTAAGCTTCTAAATGAACATTTTGTAAAGGAACAAGGATTTAGGAATGCTATGTATCCTTGTAAGAATGCATCTCGTCATGTTGCTATGTCTCATCCAGAATGGGTAGATCCAAATAGCTTTTTGCATGGAGGCACAGGATTCTTCGATGGACTTCAACAGATCTTTGATGGTCCTAACTTGATGGGTAAGTGTAAATATGAAGTCGATGAAGACGGTAAGTATGTGCCTACGAATAAACAAGGACATCAGTTAGTAGAAATGATGGATTATCTTGCTCAACATAAGAGCAATCCTATTACAACGCATATGTATCTGAATCTAGAAGATAAATTGTGTATGCATTTCAAATATATGGCTATGAGGTTTGGGACTAAGAAGCAGACTAAACAGATTCCTTATGATTGGGTTTATCCGAGTAATTGGTCATTAAAAACTGGGAAGTATAATGTCACACGATAATCATATAATTGATGGAGTTAATAAAGACGTTGGTCTCTATGGTCTTGAAGCAGCAAAGGAATACTACTTATCATTAGCAGAAGGATGGGAAGATCCTAATCCTGCACCAGTCATCGTAGAGCATGAAGGCATCAGAGTAGTCAGAGATGATTTGATTACAGGAACAAAGGTAAGAGGTGGAGATCTTCTCATATCACGATGTCCTTCAGATACTATCGTATATTCTCAACCTCGTGTAGGTCTTGCTGGTGTATCTCTTTTAGATGTAGCAAATCGTCATAATAAGAAAGTGGTATTGTTTATGCCTGCATCAAAGAAAATTTCATTACATCAAGCATGCTGTGTAGAACGTGGTGCTATTCCTATGTTTAAACGTATCGCTGCTATGCCAAATCTAAATAAAGCAGCTGCAGATTGGGCAAAAGAAAATGGTGCATTCTTCGTTCCTCTTGGATTGAGACATGAACTGGTCACCGCAGGTATAGTAAAGATTGCAAGTAAGATTCCAGCACCAGAAGAAGTATACGTTGCTATCTCTACTGGTGTATTGTCAAGAGCACTTCAGATTGCATGGCCAAAAGCAAAGTTTAATTGTGTGGCAGTTGCACGAAACCTAAAAGCAGGTGAACTTGGAAGAGCTCATGTCATATCAGAACCATTGGACTTTCAAGATGCAGAGAAGCCAGAGAATCTACCACCATTTCCTACTGTAGATACCTACGATGGAAAGGCCTGGAAGTATGTACCTAAATATAGTGGACGTGATATAATATTCTGGAACGTAGGCGCGTCGCCCGTATTACGAGATCAGACGATCTATGACAGAGTAAATTCAAACGTTAAGTGGGATAAGCATGCACAATAAATATTTATTGATGAGTCCTTTTACTCCAATATCAAAGAGTATTAGCAGTCATCGTGCAGCACAAGGTATCATTTATGCCGATCAGATAAAGCAGTCTGGTGTAGATATTGATGTTGCTACAACTGGCAATCTAAAGAATGTTCATGACTATGATACAATATACGTCTATCATGGTAACGATTGGGGTGGAACTCTTAATCTATTTGGTGGATTGAAAGAGTATGCGAATGTAGATAACTTCAAAGAGTTCTCTCAGTTTAAAGGCAAAGTGTACTCGATCTGCATTGACTTTCCTGACTATCATGCGATGTTACAGGATCGTATGCGTATCCTAACAGACAAAGACAAGCAAGAAGATATAGATCCTCGCTGGCATGAAGTAGATTGGGATAATCTAAAGCGCATTCAAAATAATGCAGAAGTCGTAGATCCTAATCTTATTAAGACGTATGATAAGATCTCGTGTGGTGATAGTCATGCTATCTGTATGTATCGTCCTGGTTGGATGGTCAACTCAGTGCCATTCAAAACTTTATTTGGAGCTCTCAAAGAAGGTCTAGATAAATTCATCTATAGTAATCAATATGAATTTAAACGACTAGAATTTTACTTTGGCAACATCGATATTCGTCATCATCTTTGCCGCCAAAGTAATCCCGAACAGTCTACTCGAGATCTAGTTAAAAATTATTTTAATGCAGTGAAGCAGTTCAATATTCCTGCACAGATCTATGAACCTCTTCCGATTGAGAATGAGAGTCGTTCTATTCCTAAGACTGGTTGGTACAAAGGTGTTTCATTCTATGGTTCATGGAAAGAACGTAATGAAGTTAGAGGCATATTCATCGATGAATGTAAGAAACAACAAACAGATGATGTAAAGCTCTTTGAATGGACCAAGCATATGATCAATCAGAACGGTGAATTAGACTTCTCATTCATGGAAAAGCCTAAATCAGTTCATCTTTCTCGAGAATTTTACCCGCATTGGCAAGGTAAAGAATATAACAACATACAACAAACTACAACATTGGAGGACTTCTTCTCGTGATTCAATACAAATATAATGAAAAAAAAACTGTCGATACAGTAATGAAATATATTGATGCAACCTACAACGAACACTATAGCGGCAAATATCAAGCGACTGATATGATCATCGATGCTGGTCATGGAACTGGTTTCTGCATGGGCAACATCATGAAGTATGCTAAACGATATGGTAAGAAGGGAGGATACAATCGAAAAGATCTAATGAAGATTATTCACTATGCAATCATTGAGATGTACGTTCAAGACTCAGTAGAACAAAAAGATAAAGAAAATCGTCTAAAAATTCCTGAACTGGTATGATGTACATATATAAATAATTGTAGTACAATGATGCTTCATCATGTCTTGAATGAATGTCCTTATAACATTGGAGTGAAATATGTCTAATTTTCAAGTAAAAGTCCCTGTAGAAGTTCTAAGAACGCGCAAGCTATTCCTAGCGGTGCCTATGTATGGTGGTCAGTGCACAGGCATGTTTGCCCGTTCAGTCGCCGATCTATCAGCTATCTGTACCCAATACGGTATTCCTCTTCAGCTTTATTTCCTATTCAACGAATCATTGATTACTCGTGCACGTAATTATTGTGCTGACGAGTTCATGCGCTCAGGCGCAACTCACTTGATGTTCATCGATAGTGATATTGGATTCAATCCAAATGACGTTATTGCTCTTCTTGCCATTCAAGACGATGCAAGTCCTTATGACGTTATTGGCGGTCCATATACTAAGAAGTGCATCTCTTGGGAAAAGATTAAGCTCGCCGTAGATAAAGGTGTAGCGGATGACAATCCAAATAATCTTGAAAAGTTCGTAGGCGACTACGTGTTTAATCCTAAGTCTGGCCAAGCTCAGATCCCAATTGGTGAACCAGTTGAAGTATCTGAAATTGGTACTGGATTTATGATGATTCGTCGTCGTACGTTTGAGAAGTATCAGGAAGCATTTCCTGAACTTTCTTATAAGCCTGACCATGTTCGCACTGAACACTTTGATGGTAGTCGTGAGATTATGGCTTACTTCGATTGTATCATCGATCCAGTCTCTAAGCGTTACCTATCAGAAGATTACATGTTCTGTTACAACGTTCAGAAGATGGGCGGTCAGGTTTGGTTCTGTCCTTGGATGCAGTTGCAACACGTTGGTACTTACATCTTTGGTGGATCTCTTGCAGATCTAGCATCGATCGGTGCCGCAGCTACTGCTGATGCTAGCTATTCACATAAAAAGGGTAAGTGAGGTTATATTATGAAACTAAGTGCAAAGACGATTCAGATTCTAAAGAACTTTAGTTCTATCAATCCGTCTATCATGTTCAATGCTGGTAATACTCTATCAACCATTTCGCCTCTTAAGACGGTAATGGCTCGAGCTCAGATTGACGAGACGATCGAAAAGGACTTTGGTATCTTTGATTTGAATCGTTTTCTAGGAGTTCTGTCTCTATTCACTGATCCAGAACTCCTTCTTTGTGATAACTATGTGAAGATTACTGATGGTCGTAAGAGTGTAAACTTTATCTATGCTGATCCAATTACAATGATCCTTCCTCCGAATAAGGACATCAAGGTAGGTGAATCATATGTAGAGTTTAACTTGACTGCCGATAATCTTCAGAATCTAATGAAGGCTTCGAGTGTCCTTCAGTTGCCAGAAATTGCTCTTGTCGGTGAAGATGGTCGTCTACTTCTTCGAGCTATGGATTCTAAGAATTCTTCAAACAATACGTTTGAGCTCGAAGTAAAGGAAACCAGTAAGACGTTTAAGATCATCTTCTCTTGCAATAATCTTAAGATGATGAGTAAGTCTTATGACGTATTCGTCGCTAAGGGTATCGGTCACTTTGTGTCTGATGATGGTGTACAGTATTGGATTACTACTGAATCTACTTCTACCTATGAGGATCAATAATGATTGATGTTGATAAGAAGGCGCTGAAAGGTGTACTTGATGAACTCTCTAACTCTATGCTTCGTGTGAAGTCTGAGAAGGAGTTTCAGAAGGAAGCCATTGAAGATGCTGCTGAAAAGTTTAATATGAATAAGAAGATCCTTCGCAAGATGGCTAAGGTGTATCATAATAATTCGTTTACTGAAGAAGTAATGGAAATGGAGGAATTTCAGACCTTATACGAATCTGTTGTTATTTAATTGATTGGAGTTTTATATTATGGTTCGTGATGATTTTTTGTGGTCCCAGCTTTATCGTCCTAAGACGATTGAGCAGTGCATTCTTCCTACTGATTTGAAGAATACTTTCCAACAATTCGTAGATAAAGGTACAATTCCTAATATGCTCTTGACTGGCCGAGCTGGAGTGGGTAAAACCACTGTGGCTCGAGCCATGCTCGAACAGCTCAACTGTGATTATATGATTATCAATGGATCGATGAATGGTAACATCGATACTCTTCGTGTAGATATCAGTCAGTTTGCTTCTTCTATGTCCTTGATGGGTGGGAGAAAGTATGTTATCCTAGACGAAGCAGACTACCTAAATCCAAATAGTACTCAACCTGCTTTGAGAAACTTTATGGAAGAGTTCTCAAAGAACTGCGGGTTTATTCTTACATGTAACTTCAAGAACAAGATTATTGAACCGCTTCATAGTCGATGCACTGTCATTGACTTTAAGCTTCCTAATAATGAGAAAGCTAAGCTAGCTTCTCAGTTCATGAAACGCATTAAGAATATCCTTGATACAGAAAAGGTTCAGTATGATGATGGTGCAGTAGCTGAAGTCATTAGCAAGTACTTTCCAGATTGGAGACGAGTGCTTAATGAACTTCAGCGCTATTCTGCTACAGGTAAGATTGATAGTGGTATCCTTGCCAATCTAGGCGACGAAAGCTTTAAGAACCTATTCGGTTATTTGAAGGCCAAGTCGTTTAGCAACATGCGAAAGTGGGTAGGTGAGAACAGCGATATTGAATCTCATGTCTTATTTCGTAAGATCTATGACAATGCTATTCAGTACATTAAACCTGCATCTATCCCTCAATTGGTGTTGATTATTGGCGACTATCAGTTCAAAGCTGCATTTGTTGCTGATCCTGAAATCAATACTGTAGCATGCTTGACTATGATCATGACAGAGTGTGAATTTGTATGACCCCGTTCGACTTCGTAAATGCTATCAATGATACGAAGAAGAACCTAATGGTAGGAACTGAAAATGACGAGTTGGCTGAGAAGGGATATACTCCTTTCATGGTCAATAAGTCATTATCTTATTTTGTTGATACTATTTTATATGCAAATGAAATCAATCAATATGCTCATCTAGATAATAAACTACAGTTTGAATATTATCTAAATGGTATTCCTAAAAAGAAAAGGTTTAGTAAGTGGTCTAAAAAGGTCGAAGATAAAGATATTGAAGCCATAACCCAATATTATCAGTGCAACTACACTCGCGCCGCAGAAATCCTATCAATTATAAATAAAGAAGAATTGGATCTGCTAAAAAATAAATTACAAAAAGGCGGAGTGATAAAAAAATGAGTGTAGTTGATTCCCTAGTTGAGGTGAGTCTCTTAGAACAAGAAGATTTCCTTAAAATAAAAGAAACATTGACCCGTATTGGCGTAGCATCGAAAAAAGATAATACTCTTTATCAATCGTGTCATATCCTGCATAAGCAGGGAAAGTATTATATCGTACATTTTAAAGAATTGTTTATGCTAGATGGTAAGCCATCTAATTTCTCTGAAGATGATATGTCCAGAAGAAACACTATTGCTACTCTATTAGAGCAATGGGGTTTACTTAAGGTTGTACGTCCAGAATATATTGCAGAACTAATGGCTCCTATCAGTCAGATTAAGATCATCTCTCATAAAGAGAAAGATGATTGGGAACTAGTCGCTAAATATAACATAGGAAGAAGAAAGTAAATGAAAACTTTAA